CTTTACATGGCTAATTATAGAGCTGGTGACAACAACTTAAATAACACAGGTACTGACACAACAAGAGGCGTTAATTTTATAGAAAAATATAAAGATGGCTATTTACATGGACATCTTAGACCTGGAGCTGATGACACTTATGATTTAGGTTCTAATAGTTATAAGTGGAAAGACAGTTATTTTGATGGTATTGTTTATTCAGATAGAGTACATTCACAAGGAACGTTTCCGCAATATAATATAGTAGATGATCCAAATGGTGGTGGAAATAGTAGAACAATGCAGCTAGGTATGTCTGGCACTAGTTTATACTTCAAAAAATCTGATGCCACTGGTAATGTTATTTTTAGAAACACAAATAATACAGACTTAATGACTATAGGTTTAACAGACTCTGGTCAAGTAACTGTATTAAACGAGCTTGAAGCGGGTAGTTTAGATATAAATGGTGCTGCTGATATATCTGGAGCTACAACTATTGGTGGTGATGTAAGACTTAATAGTGGTGAATTATTTTTAACAGAAAATGGATCAGCTAGAAAACCAGTAAGATTATACCAAAGTGGTTATAAAGGAGCTGTAGCATTAGAAAGAGACGGTGTTGGTACCGTTAGAATAACTGGGGCGGCTGAAGTAGGCGATACTTATTTTAATGCTTTAAATGTTAATGTAGGTATAGGAACATCAACACCGAGTGCTAAATTAGACGTGGTTGGTGAAGTTCAAGCTACATCTTTAGACATAAACGGTAATGCTGACATATCTGGAGAATTAACTCTTGGTTCGCACTTAAATATGGGCGACGGTGATATAATAAAACTTGGCTCAACATTTCAATTATGGCATCAATCCGGTACTAATGGTAATAGCTTTATTGATGAACAAAGTACAGGTGAATTATATATAAGATCTAACTCTAGCATTAGATTAGCTCACTACGCGAATAATACTGCTTCTGCTATTTTTGATCCAGCTGGGTCCGTAGAACTTTACCATAACACATCTAAAAAATTTGAAACTACTTCTACTGGTGCTACTGTAACAGGAAGTGTTGCTGCTACAACTTTTTCTGGAGATTTAAGTGGTACTATAAATACAGCAACAACAGCCACAACACAATCGGCTAGTGATAACTCAACTAAAGTTGCTACAACAGCTTATGTTGATGCTCAAGTTGCTACAATAGTAGATTCAGCTCCTGGAACTTTAAATACATTAAATGAATTAGCCGCAGCATTAGGTGACGACGCTAGTTTTAGCACAACTGTTACAAGTAGTATAGCTGGAAAACTACCTTTAGCCGGAGGTACTATGACTGGAGCTATAACAATGGTAGATTCTAACGTTATAAGTGGTAGTGGTGATGTAAAGATATATGCTAGATCAACAGACACTGGTGCTTCTTTTATGCAATTTCAAAATACCTCAACTGGTAGTTCAAATAGTGATGGTTTAACCGTTGGTGTAAACTCAACCAATGCTTACGTTTGGCAACGTGAGGCTGCTAATTTACTTTTAGGAACAAACGATACTACAGCTGTAACTATTAACTCTTCACAAAACACAACTTTTGCAGGAGACGTAAACCAAGCAGGAGCAAGTCACACGGTAAGTCTTTCAAGTGGATCAAACATACGAGGTAGTAATCATTTGTTTTTACAAGGAGACGCAAGTTATGTACAGTTAAAATCAAATGGTAATAATATATATTTTGATGGAGTAGCTCATTACTTTAGAAACGTTGCGGCGGATGCAAACTATGCGATTTTTAGTTCAACTAACGCGACTTTCAGCACAGGTGTTGTTGTAAGTGGCGGCGCTTTACAAGTTAACAACGCTGCGGTTGATAAAAAAATATCATTTGATAGAACTGGAGGTAAAGGTATTTCAATAGAGCATGATGCTAGTAGTATTTATTTCTACAACGAAACTGATGCTGCCCCTATGTTTAAAATGTTTAATGGTGGTGATGTGCGAGCTTATGGTGAAGTAGAAGCTACATCGCTAGATATTAATGGTAACGCTGATATATCTGGCACATTAACCGTTACAAGCACGTCAACATTTAACGATAGAGTTATAATAGGTGATGATGCTATTACAACAGATAAACCTGGATTAGTAGTTGGTGATACAACTAATAACGGTCAAATAACAATAAGAGGGGGACAGCCAACATTATTCTTTGATAAATCAGGATCTAACAATGCTGTTATACTTACAGACGGTGTTAGCTTAAAATTTAAAAATGGAACAATTGATTCTGAAGGTTCTGATCAATTAACTTTATCTTCAGGTGGAAATGCAACTTTTGCAGGAACTGTAACTGCTAATGGTACTACGTTAACTGGTGATCAAACTGCAGCGGAAATATTAACAGCTATTAAAACAGTTGATGGCCCTGGTACTGGTTTAGATGCTGACACTGTAGATGGTTATCAAGCAGCTAATTTACTAAGCAGAGCAAATCATACAGGTACACAGGCTGCTAGTACAATATCAGATTTTGATACTGAAGTTTCAAATAATAATACTGTAGTAAGTAATCAAGAACTAGCTAGTGGTGCTTTGCCAAAAGCAGGTGGAACAATGACAGGCGCTTTAACTCTATCAGGCGCTCCAACCTCAAATTTACATGCTGCAACAAAAGCTTATGTAGATGCTAATGCTGGTGGCGGTAGTAGTTTTACAGATATAAACGTTGCTGGTAACATAATACATACAGGTGATACTGACACTAAAATAACTTTTGGAACAAACACTATAACTATAGGTACAGCTGGTAACGCTCAGTTAGGATTAAGTAGCGATGATGTTACTGTTAAAGATAATTTATTATTTACTAGCGCAGCTGGACAACTGCAGTTTACAGGTACTAACGGTGGTGGTAACGAAGGTATAACATATAAAGATTCTGGTGGTAGTAATAAATATGCTATGTTGTTTCCGGGCGCTAATGTAGTTGCTATTACCAATAGAGCCGCTAGTGGTAAAGTTCAAATAAGAGCAAATAGCTCTACAGCTGGGTCTAGTGGTGAAGCTACAGTAGCAGTATTTGAACATGATAAAATTAACTTTAACAAACCAATACATTTAACAGCTGGCTCAGCACCTAGTAACCCAGAAGCTGGTAAAGCTGTAATATATTTAGATAGTAATGGTGATGTAAAAGTAAAAATAAGCGGTGAAGAAGGTACTGTAACTAGAACTTTAGCATCTTTTGAAGGAGAATAACAAGTGTAATTACTCGTTATTATATGTGATATTATAAATAGAAATTAACTAAAATAAAATAAAATGGCAAAAAAAGAAGAGGTAGTGGACCTTAAACCACAAAAACTAACTGAAGAAGAATTAAAATCATTACAAGAGCTTGTTACTAAAATAGAAATGCTTCAAAGAGAAGCTGGAGTTTTAGAACAAAGAAAACATGGGGTTTTACATGCTTTGACTACACTGCAAGATCAAGTAAATTCAATGCAGGGTGAGCTAGAAAAAATATACGGAAAAGCTGATGTTGACGTAAGAACTGGAGAGCTTAAATACCATGAAAACAATGGAAAAGCTAATTCGTAAAATTACTATAGGCAAAGATTATAAAAACGACGCAATGCACTACGCGGTTGGTCAAGAGGTTTATGGAGGTCATGTTATATGTAACATATTAGAAGAGACTGATAAATACTCTATTTATATTAAAAAAAATAAAGAGGTTATACCTTGGAAAGATTTTAATAAAAACATGGCTATATCAGTAGAGTATAATTTAGAGTACTAATGAGAAGTGTCTACAATTTTGTTGTAGAACCTATTGGGAATAGATATAATAACGCAAAAAAACTAGGTGATAAAGAATTAATTCTAAATACAGATATATTCAATCACAAATTTATAAACAGAAAAGCTCGTGTTATATCTACACCCATAATGGGTAACAACACAGGAATAAAAGTTGGTGACGAAATAATAGTTCATCACAATATATTTAGAAGGTGGCATGACGTTACAGGTAAAGAAAGAAACAGCTCAAGCTGGATTAATGAAAATACCTATAGCGTGTATCACGATCAAATATATGCTGTTAAAACAAAAAATAGTTGGAAACCATTAGAAGGTTATATATTTTTACAACCACTAAAAGAGGATAATGAGTTTTCTACTGAAAAAGAAAAGTTTATAGGCAAAGTTATTTATGGTAACGATGAATATAAAAAAGGAGATATACTCGGTTTTGCTAAAGTTGGCGCTAGGTTTGAATTTGTTATAGATGGCAAAAGACTTTACAAAGTTAATTTAAATTTAATTACAATAAAATATGAATGTCAAGGAAACGAAGAAACGTATAATCCAAGCTGGGCATAGAGCAGTTGAAGAGTTGATTAAAGTAGCAAAAGAAGATATTGTTGATTCTGATGACGATATATCAGCTGACAGACTTAAAAATGCCGCAGCTACTAAAAAACTAGCTATATTTGACGCATTTGAGATACTTAACAGAATACAGGAAGAAGAAAACATACTTGAGGGGAAAGATACCGAAGAAAAAAAAGAGAGAGTATTTAAAGGCTTTGCAGAAGGAAGATCAAAATGAGTTACGAACAAACATTATACAAAATAATAGAGCCTGTTAAGAACACTACAATAACTAGACTTAACAGAACTAAAAAATGGAAATATGGATATAATAAAGAACACGATATTATCGTTATATCAAAAAATGGTACTATTGGCAAAATATACGAAATACAAGGTTTGCGGATTGCTTTACCTTTGCAGCCAAAAAACGTGTACGTGCATGCAGAAAGAAAATGGCAGCAAATAGAATATCCTAAAGAATTATCTAAATTAAAAAATATATTTGACTGGAGATCATACCCTGAAGAATCAAAAGAAAAATGGTTTGATTATATAGATGAAGAGTTTAAAAGAAGAGAAGAAGGTTTTTGGTTTTTAAATCAAAAAGAACCAACATACATAACAGGTACACATTACATGTATTTACAATGGAGTAAAATTGACGTGGGTGCACCAGATTTTAGAGAAGCTAATAGATTATTTTATATATTCTGGGAAGCTTGTAAAGCAGATAAAAGATGTTATGGTATGTGTTACTTAAAAAATAGACGATCTGGTTTTTCTTTTATGTCTTCAGCTGAAACAGTTAATCAAGCTACAATATCTAGTGATGCAAGGTTTGGTATATTATCAAAAACTGGAGCTGATGCTAAAAAAATGTTTACCGACAAAGTTGTACCAATATCTGTTAACTATCCGTTTTTCTTTAAACCGATACAAGATGGTATGGATAGACCTAAGTCTGAGCTTGCTTACCGTGTACCTGCGAGTAAGTTCACTCGTAAAAAGATTACTACTAATGAAAAGCAGGAAAACCTGGTTGGACTTGATACTACTATTGATTGGAAAAATACAGGTGATAACAGTTATGACGGAGAAAAACTTCAACTGTTAGTACATGATGAAAGTGGTAAATGGGAAAGACCTGATAATATATTAAACAACTGGCGTGTTACCAAAACATGTTTACGATTAGGTAGTAGAATTATTGGTAAATGTATGATGGGATCAACATCTAATGCGTTAGATAAAGGAGGTGATAACTTTAAAAAACTATATAATGCATCAGACGTTACTCAAAGAAATAGGAATGGACAAACAAAGTCTGGCTTGTATTCTCTCTTTATCCCAATGGAATGGAACTACGAAGGATTTATTGACGAATACGGACGTCCTGTATTTGATATGCCTAGTGATGATGTCTTCGCCCCAGACGGAGAGTTAATTGATTATGGTATAATAGATCATTGGAATAACGAAGCTGAAGGTTTAAAAAATGATCAAGACGCTTTAAACGAGTTTTATAGACAGTTTCCAAGAACTACAGAACATGCGTTTAGAGATGAGGCTTCTAATAGTATATTTAACTTGGTAAAAATATACGAACAAATAGATTACAACGAAGAAATGTCTAGAACACTAGGTATCTCTACGGGTAGTTTTCAATGGGTTAACGGTGTAAAAGATACGAAAGTAATATTTTATCCAGATCCAAAAGGTAGATTTAAAGTAAGTTGGGTACCACCGGTACATTTACAAAACAATATAATAATAAAAAATGGAATCAAATATCCTGGCAACGATCATATGGGTGCTTTTGGCTGCGACAGCTACGATATTAGCGGTACTGTAGATGGTAAAGGTTCAAAGGGAGCTTTACACGGTCTAACAAAGTTTAGCATGGAAGATTGTCCACCAAGTCAATTTTTTTTAGAGTATGTAGCAAGGCCACAAACAGCAGAGATATTCTTTGAAGACGTTCTAATGGCTTTAATTTATTACGGGATGCCAATGCTAGCGGAAAATAATAAACCTCGTCTATTGTATCATTTAAGAAGGCGTGGTTATAGAGGTTATAGTATGAACAGACCTGATAAACTTTGGAACAAGTTATCAACTACTGAAAAAGAAATAGGTGGTATACCTAATACAAGCGAAGATATTAAACAAGCTCATGCTGCAGCTATTGAAATGTACATACAAGAAAAAGTTGGAAGAACAAAAGATGGTGTAGGTAATATGTATTTTAATAACACTTTAAATGATTGGAGTAGGTTTGATATTACAAAAAGAACAAAATACGATGCTACAATAAGTAGTGGATTAGCTATAATGGCTTGTAATAGACATTTATATAAGCCAAATCCAACAATGAAAAAAGCAGCGGTAAATATACAAATTGCTAAGTACAGCAATAAAGGAACAAATTCAAAAATAATTAAACAATAACATGGCAGATTCTCTACATAAAGAATTTCCTTCTCAAGTTGTCAGTGACTTAGAAAAAGTTTCTGACAAGTATGGATTAAAAGTAGCTAGAGCTATTGAACTAGAGTGGTTTGATGGTCCTGCTTCTAACAGATATTCTCAAACACAGAGAAAGTTTCATAATCTTAGATTATACGCGAGAGGTGAACAATCAATACAAAAATATAAAGATGAGTTGTCTATTAATGGTGATTTGTCTTATCTTAATTTAGACTGGACACCAGTACCTATCATACCTAAGTTTGTAGATATAGTTGTAAATGGTATGGCAAATAGATCTTTTGATATTAAAGCATATTCTCAAGACCAATACGGTGTAGCTAAAAGAACTGATTATATGGAAAGTTTGTTAAAGGATATGAGAACTAAAGACTTTAATAAACAAGCAAAACAACAATTTAACATGGATCTTTCTAAAAATGATCCTGAACAATTACCCGAAACACTAGAAGAGCTAAGACTTCACATGCAATTAACTTATAAGCAAGAGGTTGAGCTTGCAAACGAACAAGCTGTAAATGTTTTATTAGAAGGTAGTAAGTATGATTTAACTAGAAGAAGATGTTTAGAAGATTTAACTGTACTAGGTATAGGTTGTGTAAAAACAACATTTGATTGGTCTGAAGGCGCTAAAGTTCAGTATGTTGATCCTGCTAATATAGTTTACTCACATAGTGATTCTCCATATTTTGAAGATATATATTATATAGGTGAAGTTAAATACATACCTATTAACGAGCTTGTAAAAGAGTTTCCACAACTAACAGAGTCTGATCTTGAAAGTATAGATAAAAGATACACAAGAATGGCTGACAATAGAATGCAAAGTTATAATAGAGATAGAAATAAAATATCTGTATTATATTTTAATTATAAAACATATATGAACAATGTTTATAAAATTAAAAAGACTAGCACTGGTGGTGAAAGAGCTATTAAAAAAGACGATAGGTTTAATCCACCTGTAGAAAAACAAGTTGATTTTATAAGATTAGAAAAACCACAAGAAGTATTATTTGAAGGTGCTAAAATACTAGGAACAGATATTATGTTAAAATGGCAAAAAGCTGATAACATGATGAGAGATAAAAGTAATTTTAACAAAGTTAAAATGAATTATTCATTAGTTGCTCCTAAAATGTATAGAGGTAAAATAGAGTCTGTTGTTAGTAGAATAACTGGTTTTGCTGATATGATACAGCTAACACATTTAAAAATACAACAAGTATTATCACGTATGGTACCTGATGGTGTTTATTTAGATATTGATGGTTTAGCAGAAGTTGATTTAGGTAATGGTACTAATTATAACCCACAAGAAGCTTTAAACATGTTTTTCCAAACAGGTAGTGTTATTGGTAGATCGTTTACACAAGACGGTGATGGTAATCCTGGTAAAGTACCAATACAAGAAATATCAAACGGTGCTGGTGCAGGTGGTAAATTACAATCACTTATAGGTAATTATAATTATTACTTACAGATGATTAGAGATGTGACTGGATTAAACGAAGCTAGAGATGCTTCTACACCAGATTCTAGATCATTGGTAGGTATACAAAAACTTGCAGCTGCTAATTCAAATGTAGCAACTAGACATATACTAGATGCTAGTTTGTTTTTAACTGTTGAAGCTGCGGAACAATTATCATTAAGAATATCTGACATTGTAGAGTACTCACCAACAAAAGATGCTTTTATACAAGCTATAGGTGCTCACAACGTTGCAACACTAGAAGAATTAAAAGAACTTCATTTATATGATTTTGGAATATTTATAAACTTACAACCAGATGAAGAAGAAAAACAAGTGTTAGAAAATAATATACAAATGGCTTTACAGCAAAAATTAATAGACTTAGACGATGCTATTGACTTGCGTGAAGTTAAAAACATAAAAATGGCTAATCAGCTTTTAAAAATACGTAGAAAAAAGAAAGCTGAAAAAGACCAACAGACTGCTGAAAGAAACATGCAAATGCAGTCGCAAACAAATCAACAAGCTGCGCAGGCTGCTTCTCAAGCTAAAATGCAAGAAGAGCAAGCTAAACAAGAAGCTGCATTGAACATGGAAAAAACAAGAAACGAATTAAAAATGCAGTACATGAGAGAAGAGGCTAAGTTGAAAAAAGAGTTGATGGATCACGAGTTTGAAATAAATAAACAACTCAAAGGTATGGAGGCAGATGCTAAAGTACAACAAGACAGTATGAAAGAAGATCGTAAAGATCAAAGAGAAAGTCCAGAAAGGTTTGAGTCATCGGGTAATGATGTGATGGGTCAAGGCCTAAATATGGACGTTTAACTAATTATTTAATATTATTATATCATGGAAGAAAACAAAGAAGTAGTTGAAGAAACTACACAACCTGTAGAAGAAACTACAGAACAAGAATCACCTGTATCAATAAATGAAGATGGTGATTATAAAATAGATTTAACAAAAATTAAAGAAGAAGATGCCGTTCAAGAACAAGAAACAAATGATAGCGATGCTGTTGTCGAGCAACCCGAAAACGAAACAAGTAGCGAAGAAGTGGTTGAAGAAGTACAAGAGCCCGTTTCAAATGAAGAACAACCAGTTGAACAACAAGTTCAAGAAGAAGTAGAACAAGACGATCTTGCAAAATTAAAACAATTTATGCAAGAAACTGGTGGTAGCTTAGATGATTATGTAAGACTTAATACAGATATTAATGAGTTAGATGACTCAGAAGTTTTACAAGACTATTATAAAAGAACTAAGCCGCATCTTAATAATGAAGAAATTAACTTTATGTTAGAAGATCAGTTTTCATACGATGAAGACGAAGCTGATGACAAAGAGATTAGAAGAAAAAAGTTAGCCTTAAAAGAGCAAGTTGCTGAGGCTAAAGCCTACTTAGACGGGCAAAAGTCTAAATATTATGAAGAAATTAAAGGTAACTCTGCACAGCTTACGAGTGAGCAAACAGAAGCAATTGATTTCTACAACAATTACACGCAGGAAGAAGAGCAACAAGCTAAAATTGTACAAATGCAAGCTGATGTATTCTTAGATAAAACCGAAAAGGTTTTTAACAACGATTTCAAAGGTTTTGAATTTAAAGTTGGTGACAAGCAGGTAACATACAATGTTAGTAATATGGACAAAGTGAAGCAGCAACAAAGTGACATAAATAACTTTATCGAAAAGTTTTTGAATAAAGATAGTGTTATGGAAGACGCTGCAGGTTATCACAAAGGTTTATTTACGGCAATGAATCCTGACGCGGTAGCAAGTCATTTTTATGAGCAGGGAAAAGCTGATGCTATAAAAGAATCAGTTTCTGAAGCTAAAAATGTTAATACAGCTAGACAATCACACTCAGTGACAAAAGACGGTATAACAGTTAGAGTTTTAGGCGATAGCTCAGATGACATGAAACTGCGTATTAAAACACGAAACTAATTATTAATTTAAAAACAATTTTAAAATGGCAGTAAATTTTCAAGGAACTGGTAAAATGACACCAGCTCCTATAAAACAAACACTGGCAACAAACTATATTGATTTTACTTCAGCTGATGAAAAAGGTTGGGCACAACAATATTTGCCAGATTTAATTGAAAAAGAAGCTGAGATATTTGGTAACAGAACTATCTCTGGTTTCTTATCTAAAGTAGGTGCAGAAGAGTCTATGTCTTCTGATCAAGTTATTTGGTCAGAGCAGGGTAGATTGCACTTAACTTATACTAACTGTACAGTAGCTAACCAAGGTTCTGGCTCGCTTGATGGTGATGTAACAATCACAATGTCAGCGGCTAAGGATGTTGATGGCGTTACAATAGGTAATAACCACGGTGTAAGACCTGGTGACATGCTTTTAGTTAGAAAAACTACAGTTGTTAAGAAGTTCTTTGTAAACGCAGTAGCTTCAGGCGTAATAACTGCATTTGCTTACGATACTAACGCAGCTGATATGTCAACTGGTTTAACTGGATCTGAAGCAGCTACTATTATGGTATTCGGTTCTGAATACGTAAAAGGTGCTGTAGGTAGAGAAGGTGCTAACAAGCCACAATTCCAAACTAGAACTAATAAGCCAATCATATTAAAAGATAAGTATGAGATCTCTGGATCTGATGCTGCTCAAATTGGATGGGTTGAAATTTCTGGTGAAGACGGACAAAACGGTTACTACTGGTACTTAAAAGCTTCTGGTGATACTAAAGCTCGTTTCAACGATTACTTAGAAATGGCTATGCTTGAATCAGAAAAGTCAACTGCTAACGCAGGGTCAAACCCAATGGTACCTTCAACTATTACTGGCGCAGCTGGTAAAATTACTGGTACTGAAGGTTTATTCGCAGCTATTAACGATAGAGGTCACGTAACATCTGACTTCCAAAATGCTGTTGTAACTTCTGAGGTTGATGACTTATTAGCTAAGTTAGATGAGCAAGGTGCTATTGAAGAGAACATGATGTTCTTAAATAGAACTGTAACTCTTAACTTTGACGACTGGTTAGCTTCTTTAAATGCTTACCACTCAGGTGGTACTTCTTGGGGAGTATTTAACAACTCAGAAGAAATGGCGTTAAACTTAGGCTTTACTGGTTTCAGAAGAGGTTCTTATGACTTCTACAAGTCTGACTTTAAATATCTAAACGATAAAGGTACAAGAGCATCTATCGGTAACATCACTGGTGTTATGATACCAGCAGGTGTATCTACTGTATATGATGAGGTATTAGGTAAAAACCTAAAAAGACCTTTCTTACATGTAAGATTCAGAGCTTCTAATATGGAAAGCAGAAAGTACAAAACTTGGACTACTGGTTCAGTTGGTGCTACTACTTCTGATTTAGATGCGATGGAAATGCACTTCTTATCAGAAAGATGTTTAGTAGTTCAAGGAGCGAACAACTTCTTACTAATGACTGCTGCATAAGCATTATTTATATTAAGGATCGAGGCTTCGGCCTCGACCCTTTCTTTTTATTAATTTTATTATATATTATATTATGGCAAAAAAACAAACAAAAGCCTCGTATCAAGGAGATCCTGGTGACGAGCACGTGGAGCCGGTTGTAGTACAACCAAAACCAAAAAGACAAGAACCAATCGTTCAAAAATCAAGTGATGGTTGGGTAATAAAAGACAGAGTATACAGATTAACTGGAGAAAAATCACCTTTAACTTTTACTATAAGAGCTAGAGGTTTATATTGGTTCGATAAAGAAGCTGGATACGAAAGAGAAATAAAATACTGTAGAAACCAAAAAACAGTATTTGTTGATGAAATGAAAGGAGATCAGTTGCTTGGGTCTATTGTTTTTAGAAACGGTATTTTAGCCGTGCCTAAAAATGAGGTTATATTGCAAAAGTATTTATCAATATACCACCCGCACAAAGACTCTCATTATTTTGAAATAAAACCTCAAGAAAGAGCTATTAACGAATTAGCTGATATAGAACTAGAAGTTGACGCGTTAGTTGCTGCAAGAACACTAGACATAGATATGACTGAAGCAATTATGCGTGTAGAGTTAGGTTCTAGTGTATCTAGGATGACTTCTAAGGAACTTAAACGTGATTTACTTGTGTTTGCTAAAAGAAATCCACAGCTGTTCTTAGATTTAATGAATGATGATAACATACACTTAAGAAATGTTGGTATAAAAGCCACAGAAACAGGTATACTATCGTTATCACCAGATCAAAGAGTATTTAGTTGGAGTTCTAATAACAGAAAACTACTAAATGTTCCTTTTGACGAACATCCATATTCAGCGTTAGCTGCATGGTTTAAAACTGATGAAGGTATGGAGGTTTTAACTTCAATTGAAAAACAATTAAAGTAAAACAATAATATGTAATCACCCTTATATAGGGTGGTTACATTATTTTAAAAAAATATATATGGCATTAATAATAGCTGGTCAAACGACCATAAGCATAGACACAGTTTACCAAAGAGTATTAGCTCTGGCTAACAAAGAGCAAAGAGGCTATATTACGCCGCAAGAATTTAATTTACATGCTAATCAAGCACAGTTAGATATATTTGAGCAATACTTTTATGATCTAGCTACTATGGTAAATTTAAACAAAAGAGCAGAAGCTCCACAAACAAATCCAGGTGCTAACAATCCGTTAGAGCCAGACTTTGGTGATACTGTAAATATATTAAGAGAAAAAATATCTATATACAAAGGAACAGACGTTGCTTTAACATACGATGCTACTAATGGTAGCTTTACATTACCACCACTATCATCATCTATATATAGAACTGGTAGAATGTATTTACAACATTCTAGTATAGGAGGTTCTAGAATTCCATTAAACCTTGTTGAATATTACGATTTAGATCATATAAAAGAATTATATGACGCTAAAACTAATTCAAGATGGCATACTAATAATCAAGAAAAATTTTATTATACAGAAAATACAGATGGTAGTTTTTCTCTATATAGAGAGAGCACGGGTAAAACACCTTTAACAACTGGTTTAAAAGTAGAGGTTGTTGCTGAAGTACCTAGAGAAGTTAAATGGGGATATGTTGTTGTAAACGAACAAGCATTATACAACGCTGCAACTTCAATAGATTTTAACTTGCATAGATCAGAAGAAACTAATTTAGTTATAAAAATACTAGAATTAGCTGGTATAACTATAAACAAACAAGGCTTAGTTCAAGTAGCAAGTACTGAAGAAGCACAAAATGATCAACAAACAAAATAATAAGACATGCCAAATAACTTAATAACATTAACAGAAAAACAATATTTTGAAGGTCAAGATGGTCAACAGTTAACCGGTGACGATAGACAATATGGTAATTATCAGTTTATGAAAATTGATGATGTTATAAATGATGTTTTAGCTTCTTATTGTCAAGAAGGTCAAATATTAGAAGGAGTTAAAAAATCAGATGTATCTTATCACGCTTATAGATCAATGCAGGAATTAAGCTTTGATACTTTTAGATCTGTAAAGTCTATGGAAATAGAAATACCACCTTCTTTAGTTATGGCTTTACCTATAGATTTTGTTGGCTATACAAAAGTTACTTACAAAGGGGACGATGGTATTGAAAGAACTTTAATGCCTGCTATTGTAACTAGCAACCCAACTCCTTACCAACAAGATAATGATTACGAATTAGAGTTTGATAGTGACGGTGCAGCTACACACGCTAGTGATTCTAACACTTGGTTTGATTATCACGGTAACACAGTAAACACTGGTGTACTAAGTGGTAACACAGGTGTTGCAACTCCACATCAAACAGACGCTGATCAATACGATATATATGACTTACAAGAAGGTCAAAGGTTCGGTTCTGAGCCAAGACACATGAATGCACATGGCTCTTTTTATATAGATTATTTAAAAGGCAGACTACATCTTTCAGGTAACTTAACAGGAAGAGTTATAACATTAAAATATATAAGCGATGGTGTAGGTACTTTACAGTCTGGCGTACACTCTAGTTCACCTTACAATACAGAAATACATACTGAACAAGATATGATTGTTCATAAGTTTGCACAAGAAGCTATGATAAAGCATGTATTATACGGGTGTATGCTTGCTAGAATGCAACAACCACCGGGTATGCTAGCGCTACTTAAAAAAGAAAAGTTTGCAGAAACTAGAAAAGCAAAAATAAGATTATCAAATATAAAAATTGAAGAGATAGCTCAAATAATGAGAGGTAAATCTAAATGGATTAAACACTAATTAATGGCAGAACTAAAAAGAAATTTTGGGCAAGCAAAAATGAACAAAGACCGCGATGAAAGACTCGTGGAGCCTGGTCAATACCGTGAAGCCAACAACGTACAAATAGTAAGCTCTGACGGATCAGACATGGGATCTGTACAAACAGTAATGGGTAATACTGAAGTAACTTCAAATATAGTATTAGCTGATTATTCTACTTGTGTTGGTGTTTATGAGTTACCTGAAAAAGATGTTATATATTATTTTGTTGCTGGTGGTGGTCACCCTAAATTACAAGCTTTTCAACCTTTAATATTTAAAGATTATATTATAGAGTATGATACTATAAAACAAACTTCTAAATATGTTTATGTAGATATATACAAAGTAAAAGAAACACTTAACGAAACTCTTAACACTACAAAAGTAAGAGTAGCATCTGGCACAAGTAACGTTTACAACTACACAGGTATAAGAAGAGGTATGAAAATGGTAGGTACGTTTACAAATGGTAGTGGTGGTAGTATAACAGCTCCTAACGGAAACACAGTTGCTGATGGAGCTACATATTATATAAGCGAAAATGATAATGTTACTGTTGAAGATATTATTAGAGACGGTACAAACGGTTGGGATATAATGTTATCAGAAAGTGTTGCTAGTTCAAGTGGTGACAAGCCAATATTTGTAGCAGAAAAAGTATTACAGTTTGATCCTTTTGTAAAAATAACTTCAATAGATCATATTGATGGTTTGTTGTTTTTTACAGATGGCAATAACGAACCTAAAAAAATAAACATAAAAAGATCAATACAAGGTACTGGTGGTAATGCTAGAGTGTCTGGTTGGGATAACACACAAGCAAGATCAGCGGCTACAAATTTAGCTTCTGGTAATGCAAATCGTAAACAAGTTTTTCTAGGTGACAACGCTTATTTTCATACAAGAGTATCGTTATATAATTCTTTAGCTATGTCTAGGACTGATAACGAGCCTATATTTTCAAGACTTAAAGATATAACAGTAATAAAACCAAATCCAAAATTTCCATTAAGACTTGAAATGTCTGAAACAGTTATGAAAAGAATACCTGTTTTATCAAATGGTAATTTAGGTAATGCTAACGCTACAAGTGGTGTTTTAACTGCGCAGACAAAATTCAGAGACAGTAGTGGTGATGTTTTTGAGCCTGGTCATATTGTTAGTAATATTAATTTTGTAAATCCTATAGATTTAAGAGTTGGTGATATAGTTATATTAACAGATGACATGGGTGTTGATATTGACGATTTAGATGGTAGTGACGCTTTAGTTAGAGCAACAATATCAGACGCTCCAGGTGGTATGCCAAACAACGGTGGTTCAACAGGCCCTTACGAATTAACAATAAACTCTGTAAGTGAAGATGTGCAAAATGTAAACACTGATTTTGCTTTAAGATTAGAAAGTGATACAAATTTATTTGAGTTTAAATTTCCTAGATTTTCTTACAGATATAAATATGTAGACGGTGAATATTCAGCCTATGCGCCTTGGAGTCAAGTTGCTTTTATACCTGGTGATTTTGATTACGTGTGTAAAAAAGGTTATAATATAGGTATGACAAATAGACTTAAGTTTGTTAACTTAAAAGATTATTTTCATGAATTTAGTTTAGTTCCAGCAGAAATTGTAGCTATAGATTTATTATACAAAGAAGAGTCTAGCCCAAATATTTATACTGTAAAAACTTTAACACCAGACAATGATAATCCTGAGTGGCCAGACAGAACAAACAATAGAAACAGAGGTTCTTATACTATAACTTCTGAAATGATACATGCTGTTGTAGAAGCTAATCAATTGTTAAGACCCTACGACAATGTACCTAAAAGCGCTAAAACTTTAGCAATAACTGGCAATAGACTAGTGTTTGGTAACTATAAACAAAACTACGATTTAAATGGAGATATAGATTTAAACGTTTCTTTTGCTCACAACTACGGCATAAATTATAAACAACCAAGCGCTAACGGTTTACCTTCGGTAAAAACACTTAGAACTTATCAATTAGGAGTTGTGTTTAGTGATGAGTGCGGTAGAGAAACACCAGTGCTTGTTCCAAAGAAAAGTAGTAGTGTAACTTTAGATAAAAAATGGTCTGTTAATTTAAACCAAATAAAAGCTAGATTAGATTATACAGGCACTAATGTTCCTAGTTGGGCAAAATATTTAAAATATTATATAAAAGAAACTTCTAACGAATATTATAATTTAGCAATGGATCGTTGGTACGATGCTGAAGATGGTAATGTTTGGATTAGTTTTCCTTCTGCAGAAAGAAATAAAGTAGACATAGACACTTATTTAATACTTAAAAAACAGCACGACTCAGATATACCTGTATTAGAAAGAGCTAGATATAAAATTATAGCTATTGAAAATGATGCACCTGATTATATAAAAACTAAAAAAGTTAGTCATGGTTCGGCTGTTATGGACTCGCAAAGCGCGTCTGTAAACAAAAGCGCTGTTAGCTTTATATTTTCTAAAACTAATTTTGAAACTGGTTTCGGTGCTAGAGATAAGTTTTTAGCAGACACTTGGTCAAAAATATCTAGTGGTTATGGTTATGCTAGAATAGTAGGATCTTCCGGTGGTAACACAGCAACAACTGACTGGATTCAAGTTGTAAGTATAAAAGGTCTTGCCTCAAACAGTGGTAATGACACTAGTATAAGAGTTGCTACTAAGTTTGGAGATGAAGCGGATATGTCATCAATATTATCTGGTACTATTAGTTATTCTTTAGAGTTAAGAGAAGATGTTGTTACTAACAGACCAGAATTTAATGGTAGGTTTTTTGTAAAAATTTATAAAGACTTGTTGTTACAAGATGCTGTAATGGTAGATCAAGACCCTTCAATAGCGTTAAGTATACAAGACTCTTTTGATATGAGGCTTTTAGTCGGGCCAAGAAATAGAAATAATTCAAACTTTCAAAAACACCCTACAAGACTTGCAACAAGTCCAGGTGGTGAGACACACACTTTTAATAGATCAGGAAACGTTACTTATTCAGGTCAAAGCGGTCAAGGTACAAAGTTTAACGCAAACCTTTTTAGTGGTGGTGGCTTTGCTAGTTTTACAGCTGGTGGAGGACATGAGTTTGGTCATTGTGGTAATAAA